GATTCAGCCTTTAACTCTTGGTTGATCTCTTGTAATGCGTTATATGTTAATACGTCTGCTGCCATTTCTTATACCTCAGTGATTGCAGTAACTAAATTTTGAGAATTATATGTAAGTTGCCAGTTTTTATCAACACCACCTATACTTTCTGTATATGCAGTAATTAAACCATCAGAATTGTAGGTAATACTACTATATTGATTATCTCCTAATGTAATCGCAGTTACATTATTACTAGAATCAGTCGTGATACCCGTTGCTCTGGTAAAAGAATCGGTTCCAACAATGGTTCCACCACCGCCACCTTTTCCTTTGTTTATACTAAGTCCTACAAATCTTCCCATGTTAGATACCTATTAAACTGCTTGTTCAATACCGTAGACACTTACGCTGCAATCTGAACCAGATGACCAAGCGACTACATTTCTACCTGCATTTAAAGATATTGCAGTTCTTTCAAGAACAGCACCTTTAGGAACAGATACACCATATTCAATCCACTCTGCATTACCAGGAGAACCTGTTGAAGATAATGCCAACCTTACTGTAGCAGCAGAAGAAGTTGATCGATTCAATATACTTACATTGACGACAGCATGAGTTGATGCAGGAACTGTATATACTGTAGTATTCGAGCTCGCACCCAACGCAGATTGTCCTAAAATACCAGATGCCATTGTTTAAACTTTCCTTTGTCTTGATTATTTATAATTTATAGATATACTCTCTTTAGATTTGTCCAACAAAGAATTCAGAAATCTGAACTGCTTTTGCTGTATCATTTCTAAGAGTAGTTATACCAGCGTTAGCGTGTGCTAATGCAGTTGCTATACCTAAGTTTGCTGCGTTTTGTGCCATTACAAGATGCTCTGCGTCTCTAGTAGCAACATAAGTTCTAACAGCAGCCTGTGTTGGCACTTTCTCATTACTGTTTTGTGCCATCGTTCCATCAGTTGAGAACTCATTAACCTGAGCACCTAACTGAGCACCGATAGAACCCAATCGAATTGAAGTCAAACCAGATAGATCGAAACTGTTAGCATTCAAAGTTGCAGCACCAGTTGCCTGGTTAACACGGAAGTACTTACCAACCCTGAAGTTACCTTGTTCATCAGTAGAAACATAGAATACCCTTCCTGGGAAGTCTTCTGTAATTTCCTGTGTCTGAACAGGGTCTTGTGTTGGAACATCAGGCCAATTAGTTGTTGCTGTTCCACCAGTTCCTACTTGTAAGAAGTCATGTCCAGTTAGTCTTGCCTGACTGAAGATGTAGCGAATCTTGATATCCTGTTCATCAAACGCTTTAGCAGCTTTTTCTTCAACAAGAGTTATGGTAGTAGTACCGTAAGTATCAGTAGTAACACCAGTTACTTTTGTAAATTCATCATCAATCTTCATATAAGAACCAACAACATCTTCAAATCTATTTGAAATGGTTGCTCTAAATTCAGTAGAAACACCAGTAAAGTCTTTGTTAACTTCAGCAGCAGTAACAAAACTAGTTGTTCCAATTGATGTAAAGGTATCTCCAATACTATATGCTTGAGCAGCACCAGCACCATCTTGTGCTCTCTGAACACTCATAGAGTTTGCAGTTGGGAAACTAACAATCTTACAAAGTTCATTAGTTGGTGATAAGCAATATTCACCTGGATTGAATCCACTAATGGTACTCGTACTGAGAGTAGTATCACCAGCTTGAGCTGGAGTTAGTAGAGTAAATGAAGCACCAATATTAATTGGATACTTAACAAAAGTAGTACTTCCACCTGTATGTGCTGCACCAGTAGTAGTCCACTGTCCTCTGTCAATCTGTACATTACCCTTACCAGTAGGACCTGTCTGACTCACACCAGAGATCACAAAGGTAAATGGATCAGCACCAGTAATATTATCACTATTATATCCACCGTTACCCAATCCAGTAATAAATTCAATACTACCGTTAACTTCAAGGGTTGGTGATGTTCCTAATCCACTAAGAACAAGAATACGACCAGCTTGACCCTCGTTTGCACTTGTATTATTAAGAAGTGGAGCAGTTGTTCCTGAAGTCATAGCAGTAATTGTTTCGCCAGGAGCAAATCCTGTTCCAACTCCAACTGGACCTTCACTAATTACTGAATAATATATTTTCTCTTGAGTAGTTCCTTGTACTGAGTTAATATATCCCCAAGCACCAGAAGTGTTACCTCTAATTCTTTCTCCAACTTGGAAACCAGATCCACTCATATTATCTACATCATATTGAAGAACTAATCCTTCAATCTCACCTTCTCTTGCCTTTTCAAGTGGACTGAATCCAGAACTTACAACACCATAGTTACCCCAAGAACTGTTTCCAACAAGAGATCTAAGTCTTCCACCACGAGTAGCAGCATAACTTATATGGTTATAGTATGTGAAACAAGAAACTGTTTCTGCCACAGCACCGTCTGTGATCCAGAATGCCATTCCTTCATCGTGAATGTTTGTAAATGAGTCAAACACGATAGATTTGTTAGAAGGTGTTGATGATCCATCAACAAATTGTCTATGAACCCCACCATCTACGATTGCACCAATACCTCTAACTGATTTTGCAGAACAGTTTGATACGTATGGTGATTTAATAACTCTACTTTCTGGGTTTAAAGCAACAAAGGTTCCTTTAATATGTGCGTTATTAGGATCATACTGTTGTGCTGTAAATGTAAGATCAGTTGCACCAAGAGTTTGAATCGTATCAACTTCTAATGTTTGTGCATCAATAAATCCACTAACCTTTGTTCCAGTTGAAACTCCAGAACCAGTTACAGTTGTACCAACTAAATCTGGGAATAAATCATTACCAGATACAAGAGATCCACTAATACTACAACTTATAGTTGTAACGATACCTGCTGGACTGAACCCAGTCATATCTTCCATCAACAAGTCTTTAAGCATCGTTGCGTTGCTTAACATAAACATTGTCGATTCTTCATTCGGTCTTGTAGTAACCGAAGTAATACCTATATCCGATCCACCATTCTCCCAAGTATCTGATGTTGTCCATTCTCCACCAGTAAGCCATCTAATTTGTATCTTCTTCTCAGCATAATCTGAATCTAGAATAACAGCACACTTAGTTCCAGCACCATTAAAGATTGAAGAACCATATGAAACGGTAGTAGGAGCAGATGCTAATACTAAATCTTGATGTCTAGATGCATTTCCCTTACCAACTCTAACTGTAATTGTAGTTCCAGTTGTCGCAATAATTGGTATATCAGTTTTATTATAAACTGGATCTTTTGGTCTTGGATAAGTATGCTGAGTAGCATGATTATCCTGATCACAAGTAAATGTTAATGAATTACCATTAATACCAATAGTATTAGAAGTAGTTAAACTATGTGTTCCAATTTCTAATACAAGGTCTCCTGTTGTAGAATCGTAGGTTGTTCCACTACCAGCAGTAAAAGGACCACCAGAATCTGCAGTAATACTACCAGTAAGACCACTTATAAAGGTATGTGCATAATGAATACCTGGTTTAATCCTAGATGTTCTTAAGTTATCTCCAACAAGTGACACTCCAGGTGGCACAACAATTGGAAGTGTTTCTGAATATGTTCCTGCTTTTACGTAAATACTTGCTGGTCCAGTTGCTATACCACAAGCATGTCTAACAGAATGGAATGCTCTACTGATATTTGAACCATCATTAGTATCACTTCCTTCTTCTGTTACATAGAAAACTGGATGTGTTACACTATTAGATTCCCAATTAGGCACACCACCAGAACTCATAGCAAGTACTTGACCATTAGTTCCTTTAGGTAATCTAGCAGAACCAGTGGTGTAATAGACCATATCACCTTGAGTGGTCATCACATTGTTGGCAGCACCCTCAGCCAACATACTCCAATAAGTACTTGTGCCATCAGTTGAAGGATCTTGGTTAAGACTTCCAACAGTAGCAACACCAATATAACTATTACTTAATCTCTTTACAGCATCTCCTAATTCATACTTTACAGTAGAATCCCAGTTACCTTTCCAAGAAACACCTTTAGTAACTAAAGACCAATTTGCTGGTGTTGTTGGAATAATATTTGTACTAGTTGTAATCGCAACATAAGTGTATCCACCATATTGAACTACATCACCTTGCTTATAATCTGTTGTATCGGAATAATAACCAACTACATTAAATCCAGTAGTTATAATATCCCAATCATCTGTTAGATTGTATGAGGGTGGCTTATCTGTATTAACACTCTTTGCAACATAAGTGTATCCACCATATGTTACAACATCTCCATCCTGATACTGTGTTGAAGAACTCCAAGTATCCTCATAATTAAATGATTGTAAATACTCAACTACATTTGTAGTAGTAGCAGCTTCATTAAAAGTTGCACCAGAAGTAAATCCAGCAGTTACTCTATACTGGGTATTACCATATTTAAATATATCGTTTATCTTATACCAATAATTTGCAACCCAATCTCCCTTATTTACTATACCTTCAGTATGTAACGTCCAATTAGCAGTTATATCTGTACTATAGAACAGATTTTCATTTGCAGAAGAGGTATGATTCTTTTTACAAACATAAGTATTTGCACCGTACTTTACGATGTCGTCTATAACATACGCAGTACTAGCAACCCAATCACTACGCCAATTAAATTTTAATCTGCCAAGTCTAAATTCAGCCATTGTTTTTTGTTAAATCCTATTTTGGTCCTGCGGAATAATCATGATCACTAAAAGATACAGTTAGATATCCATCATCATCAATATAATAGGATGTTCTCCTAAAATCAAATCTGAACTGCTGGTATTTATCGAAGTCGTTGTTCTTATAAGTTTTTTCTTCGGTTGTTTCGTCAACGTAATCTAAACCTTCTAAGAATTCTGGGTATGCTGTTCCATCTAATCTATGAGAGACATCAACTACATCAGGATCAGAAGTTTTTACCTTCGTATACCGAAGCATACCATCATCATCTCTTCTTAGAGCATGAACAGTAAAGTTATCTTGTTGACCAAATTGAAGTCCACCACCGCCACCACCTGATGACCCTGATAGCATACTCCCACTTAGGAACATTGTCATGCAAATACCCTCCAATAAGTGCTGGTCCAAACTAATTTTACAGTAGCACCATCGACATCACATGCTAAAGGAGAATCAATCACGCCTGAAAAGTTCTTAAACTGCTCATTATTTTGGGTTGCAACCATAAGATTATTTATGCCCCAACTTACTTCCGTATCATGCAGCTCAACAAAATCTCCAGGGTTCTTAGTTAAGGGAAGAGTTACAGTAAATCCTGCACCTACAGTATTAGTCAAATAACTTGTATTTGATAAAACATTAGAACTAGAACTAAGTATACTTAATGATGGTATAGTAGCATCCGCTTTAACAGCAAGGTTAGTAAAGTCAACAACTATAGTTGTTCCATAACCTGTAACAGTCATACCAGCACCAACAAAGTTGATGTCAGTAAATCCTACACCAATTTTATTACTAATCTCTGCTGAAACTGGATTACTTGTTGTCGATCCAATACCAACACCAGAAGTAAACTTTTCACCTTGTCTATAGATATCACCAGTAAAATTAATATCACCAGCAACATCCACTTTAAATTGTGGATTTGTAGTACCGAATCCAATATTAGGAGACGCTGTACTGGTAATGGCAATCTTGCCAGTAGTGTCGTCAACTACTATAGAATGACCAAATTGTGACAGCTCTCTATTGAATGCCATTATATGATTACTTTATTAGGTATTTATTGAGGTTGTACATCTACTCATACTTAGATTTACCTAAAGTAATCGCAGCATCTATATTAGTAAAATTTTCACTCGTCCATATTGAAGTAGTACCATCGAGTTTTTTATATCCTTTAATTTGAACAAGATGATCTACATTACGTTTAAGACGATCCTTCCATTCTTGTTCAGTCTCAAATTCATTTTTAGATGTTTGTGTATTAATTAAAGAAACACTAGCTCCAGCATTTGCAAATATTTCTGCAATCTGATCTGCTGTTCTTTCTTCATCCATTTTAATTTGCCTCCAGTGTAGCTATTTTTGCTTTTAAGGTATCTATCTCACTAGATAAATCCTTAACCGCATTTACAAGAATAGGAACTAATCTTTCATACTTCATACCATATGAAGGATCATTCTCATCCTCATCTTGATTAACGATAAGCATATTATCCTTCTTATCCGCATATCCAAATTTCTTTTCAACTTCAATTGCTTCTTGTGCTAAGAAACCTATATGAATACGATCACGTTTCTTACTTCCATCAGGTGTTCCTTTAGTATCTGGATCGTCAGTATACCAAGAACGCTTATCCCAACGATAAGTAACAGGTCTTAATTGTTTAATCCAATCTAATCCATGATCAAAATCCTTTACGTCAGTCTTATCTCTTGCATCAGAAGAACTAATTGACGTGTCCGCACAATATAGATTTGAAACAGAATTATCTCCTAAACAAATAACATTACTATTACTATTAACAGAACCTGATGGCGATGATCCAGTACCTGCCTGATAGCCAATCATAGTATTATTACTACCACTAGTAATAAAATATCCAGCCCACTTACCCAAAGCAGTATTCTGATTTCCAGTTAAGCATTCAAATGAACTATAATATCCAATTGATGTATTCTCTATCCCTGAAGTATTCTTCTGTAATGCCCATTGACCCACCGCAACATTACCAGCACCGTCAGTATTATCTAACAATGCACCTCTACCAACGGCAACGTTATTACCACCCGTCGTGGTATTATACATTGCAGCATATCCGACTGCTGTATTGGTATCTGAAGTAGCACCACCATCCATATTATAAAGTGCAAATGCACCAATAGCAGTATTATTAGGAATAGCAGTATTCAATTTATTTAACGCTGCGTATCCAAGAGTAGTGTTATATTGTGCATCAGTTGTTTGAGTATAATATGAACTCTTACCAACAATAGTACAGTAATTTCCTGCAGTGGCATTTTCCATAGTATTACCACCAACACAGACATTACCACTACCAGTTAAATTATACCTTAAAGCGTGATTTCCCAAGGCAGTATTTTGAGATCCTGTCGTGTTACTCCTTAAAGAAATATATCCGTATGACGCATTTTCTACTCCTGTAGTAGTAGCGAATTGACTATCACGTCCAACTGCAGTATTCCAACTACCCGTCGAAAGTGCTGATAAAGCATTATGTCCAAACGCAGTTATATTAGATGCACTCGTACTTACACCAGAAGCCCAATGTCCGAATGCACAGTTAGAACCTGTTTCTGCAAATCGTAATGCATTAGTTCCATAAGCACAACTATAATCAGATGTAGTATTCTCTAAAGCATAATTTCCTGTAGCAACATTAAAACTACCAGTCGTTCCAAGACCAACTGTTCCTCGACCCAATGCAACATTCCAACGTCCATCAGTGTTACTGTATAAACTATTAAAACCAAAGGTAGAATTGGCATAACCCTTAACATTTGAATACTGAGAATTATTTCCAAAAGCACAGTTGTCATAACTTTCGGTACTAAGACCACACGCAAAAGCTCCAACAGCAGTATTGCCATTCCACTTCTCTTGATTATTCAGTGCCATATGCCCTATGGCAACATTATAATCACCAGATTTTAAACTATTCAGAGCACGATGACCTATAGCAGTCGTATATGAACTATTAGTTGAAATTCCAAGTGCATTATGCCCTATTGCAACAATAGATTCACCAGTCAGATTACTACCATTAGCATTCCATCCAAATGAATTTGTATAACTTCCCGTAATATTTGAGTAATTAGCATATTTACCAACTGCAGTATTGTAACTAGCCGTAGTACCTTTCTCAGATGCAAAGCAACCCAGTGCGGTATTAGAATCCCCAGAAGTATTTTGTTCTAAAGCAAAATTACCAAACGCAACATTATAATTTGCAATATTATTTCTCAAAGCCCAGTTACCTACTGCAGTATTAGCATTACCAGTCGTTCCAATACCAATTGCTTGATTACCCACTGCGGTATTAGCACTAGCACCAGGATCACTTATATTCTTACCTGCTTGAGAACCAACTGCAGTATTATTTGGTGCAGTCGTATTCATACGTAAAGCTTCAAAACCAAGAGCAGTACCATGACTTGCCTGATTACTATATAATGCAACCCATCCTATTGCAGTATTATTACTTGCGGTAGGACTAGTAGTTAAACCTAAAGCCCAGTTACCCACTGCAGTATTATTTGATGCAGTCGTATTTCTTTCTAGTGCAAAAACACCCAATGCAGTATTATAATTGCCTGAAGTATTGTCTTTAAGTGCATAATATCCAATACCAGAATTTGCTTCTCCAGTATTTTTATTAAGACTAAATGCTCCAAGACCAGTTCCCCTTATCCCAGTATTAAGATAACCAGAAGCATATCCTAAGAAACTACAATCTGTTGCTGTAGTAGTAGATCCAGTCTCTGTACCTACACCACTATAAGATCCAACTGCAGTATTCCTATCAGAAGCAACTCCAGATAAACTTTTAAATCCAAGAGCCACATTATCCTGTCCACCATAAGACAATGCACTAACACCTATAGCAGTATTTTGAGTTGCACCAGAAGTTGCAGCTGCACCTGCTTGAGATCCATAATAAGAATTCCATATGCTAGTAGTTCCACTTACAGGAGTAGCACCCACACCTATTATATTAATCTTACCACCCATATTAGAGTGTGCTGTACATTGATAGTACAACGTATCTGGTGCATCTTGCGGAACTTCAAATATTATATCTGTTGGTGCAGAACCATCATTATTAGTTACACCAGTATTATATGCTGTCCCTGCAGATCCATTAACAGTACTTTGAATTCTAAACGGATGTCCTGAAGATCTATTATGAAAAATATATTTTTGTCCTTTATAAAGATTTAATTCTGGATCATTTACCTGGGTTGGAAATCCTGGTCCTTGAAAAGTATAATGATCTGTTCCATCATTACCTACTCTCCAACCAGCAATAGCACCACTAAATTCATATGCAGTACAAGTTCCACCGATTGATACATCAGTACTTATAGCAACGTTTACTGCGTTTAAATTTAAATTATTTGGACTTGTAAGTGTTGGAGTACCAGATGCCCCAATCAAATTAATTTTCTTTACACCAAATCCTTTATCTGCCATTTGCTTTATTTTTTAAATATTTAGAACGAAATGCCAGTAATGGATGCTTCACCATTATTAGCGAAAGGATTAAATAAAATCCTACGAGGAGAACTCTTCAAACTATAAGTATTACCCCAGTAGTTTGAATCAGTATCACCATTACTTTGATATGGATCATAATATACAGAGTCATCTACTTCACAAGATCCATGATCATACAACCATTTTCTAGCATCTGCTCTAGTTGCCTGTGGTTGAGATTCCAAATACAACGCCATCACACCACAAACTTGAGGTGTTGCCATACTAGTTCCACTAATAGCATAATTATAAAAACCATTATTTCTTGGATCAGCATACCCAGTTGCATATGGACTTAAGATAATAGATCCTCCAGCCCAAACATCAATTCTAGGTCCTCTATTACTAAAAGAGGAACATCTTTCTTGCCCTCCAGTTGTCTGTCTTGTAGCATCCATAGACCCAACAACTATCGCAGCATCATCTCTTCCTTCCCCAGATATAGCAGGTGTTCCAGATCTATTATAATAATGATCATACAGACCAGCACTATAATAAAAAGTAGCAGAAGTCATTTCATTATTATAATCTCTACCTGAAGGAATATCCTGTTTATCATTAGAATTACCTGCAGCAAAACAAAATACTATATCCTTACAATCAGGATCATCAAATAATTCATCTGCTTCCTGTTGTCCTGCAATTTGTTTAGCAGTAAACTCATTATAAGTACTAAATCCACCATAAGACATATAATGTACTGGAGGTGCAGTAGTAGAATTTATTTGACTCTGATCATAACTAGTTCCTCTAAAAGTTGCAGTATGATTATTATTATAATTCCAAAATTGCCTATGACCCCAACTACCATTAACAACTGTAGGATTTCTTCTACCAGTTAATGGGTTAATTGGTTTATTCTTATGCCAAACTTTAATATAATCAAATCCATCAGAAGGACTTGAGAATCCAAGATCACTTCTATCAACACAAGCAATACTCCATATATTTGCTTCAAATGCCCATCCAAATTGATTACCAGCAGCAGTTCCAGCACAGTGTGATCCATGATGGTTTGCTAAACTATTACTTTGATTGCCACTATTATGCATCAATAATGCACCAGCAACATTATAATTTGATAATGATCCTGTTCCAGCAGCAGATAATCCATTAGCAGACCAATTAATTCCATATTCAGAAGCACCATGAATTATTATATCCCTAACTCTACTCTCAGTCTCACAAGCTAAACTATTAGCAACAGATGTGTATCCTGGTTTTAAGAATTCTGGATGATTCCAACGACAACCAGTATCCATTATAACAACATCAACATTCTTTCCTGTTAATGTGTATTGTAAATCTTCAGTTATAGTTGTAGCATTAATATACTTGTTAGTCCTATGAGAATGACGATATAATCCCCACTGAGTAAAATCTAAAGTATTTCCTGGATTCCCACCACCAGAAGTTGAAAACCTTCTATTAGTTACATCATATTTAAACCTATTAGTAGTAATATGTTGATCAAACTCTTCATCATATTTTCTCTGCTCTAATTCATATTCATTATACAAACTAGATCTCAATACCCATTCAATCTTAGGATGATTCTTTAATACATCTGCTTCTTCAGGTGAAATTTCATATACACCTCTCTTAGGAGAACACTGCATCTCTGATGTACAATCAATCTTCCTATTTGGAATATCATCTATATTATTCTCGTTGATTATGTAATCATGGATTTCTTGCCAATCCGCAGCATCCTTTACACAAACAGTATATGGTTGAGCAGAAGTACTATGAACAACAAGTACCCTTCCAGTATTTGAATCTAAAGTTGTACTGATCATGATACCTCCGTTCTAAGGAACTTATACGTTATTGTGCCAGTTATTCCAGACTCTGGTGTAACATTTACAGTTAAATTACTATTATGAATAGATGATCCAACAGAGACAAGTAAATTATTATTAAACATAATACCAAATTGTTGAGAGTGTGCAGTAGTTCCACCAGCATTTAATACTGTAACTTTTTGAGATTGTGTACCAGCACTATGGCTGAAATACATATCATAATCAGATAGTACATGACTGCTTGTAACACTATCCAACTGAACTGTTTGACCTGCAACTGCATTAAAAGATCCACTACCGATAGTTCCACCCGTTCCACCACCAGAAGGACCTGGAGGACCTGGAGGACCAACAGGACCACCAGCAGGACCAGTTGGACCTATTGGACCAGTTGCACCTACTGGTCCAGGAGAACCAGAAGAACCAGGTGAACCTTGAGGACCAGGTGAACCAGCAGGACCAGCAGGACCTGGAGCACCAGTGGGACCAGCAGGACCAATAGTACCAGCAACATTTGTTAAACCAGCACCATCACCAAAGAAGGTACTAGCGGTTACAGAGGAACCTACTGATACATTATGTCCAACATCTAAATCATAAAAATATGATGTTCCTGTTGTACTAATGCCTGGAATAGTAGCAGCATTAAAAGTGGTTATGCCAACTTTCCAAGTTGTTCCATCCCACTTCCATGTAATATTATTTGCGGTGTGAGTATCGTTTACGCTAGGATTGCTTGGAAAATTAATAGCCATTTATTTACCCCTATAACTGTGCTTGAACATCAGCATGTTTTGTATCTGGTGCTGGTTGATCTGGTTCAACAATTAAGTTACCCTCACTATCAGTCATATCTAATGCCTTAACAGCATCGTCTTGCCTTTCACCAACAACCATCCAAGAAATAGTATCAGTACAACTATTATCCTGTGCAGTAATGGTTAATATATTACCAGAAACAGACCCCTTAACAGCAGTCCATCCTGTTTCATTTGAGGTGAAGCATTGAACATCTCTATTTAATAGAACAAATGTTCCTTCAGTCATACCTGCCTTTGTATCAATATTAACTGTGGCAGTACCACCAACCAAATCAATCTTACCACGATAGATAAGATCCATCTGTGGACCTTCAATAAAGGAATGAACTAAATGCTTAGTGGTCGATAACCCTGCTACTGGATGAGGAATCTTAAAGGTTCCAGCAGTCTTTGCAAGAGATCCTGTAATCTGAACACCACCAGAAGTCGTTGCCAATCTCTTAGTATTGTTATTTCCATAATATAATTCTGTAGCACCGCCCCACCAACAAGCAACTCCACTAAAGTTACTTAGATAAGGTCTAATGAATATATTACCCCAAGTTCCATTAGTATCATTACCAGCAAGGAATAAGTTTGTATCTGCTTTATTTTGAATATATGTTGAATATGCAGAAGTTCTATGATGAATTTCTAATGCACTAGTTCCTACCTTTATAGTATTATCTACTCCTGCAGTAGTACAATTACCAACTTCAATATTTTGATTATTAACATTTACATTTCCATAGTAACCGTTAGTTGCAGTTATAATTCCAGCAGATACATTATCAACACTAACACTTGGAGTTCCAGTTAGTCCTTCAGAAAGAGTAGCAGTACCATTAACATTACCAGTCAAAGGTCCAGCAAAACCTGTAGCAGTAGCAACACCAGAAATATTTACATTATCTAATTCAGTATGTCCGTCAACATCTAAACTCCCATTAGCATCTATTGCACCAGCAAATGTAGATACACCAGTTACACTTGTATGACCATTAATAGTCGCATTATTAAGAGTAACTGGTCCTGTATTAGCACTTAGAGCACCTTGGAAAGTTGCAGCAGCAGATACAATAACATCATCAAGTATAGATTGACCATCTACTTCTAAGTATCCACCACAGAATAAATTTGTTAATCCCGTATATCCAGTTGTACTGATACCTTGTGGTGGTGCAGAATATATGTTAGTTAAATATTGTCCATCACCATGAAATTCTACAGCAGTTACTGCAGTAGAAACATTTACACTGTGTACATCAATCCTATCATTTACAATAAGAGCACCAGTTAAAGTAGATGCACCACTAACATTAACATCACCATTTATATCAAGAGTAGTAAAGGTAGATAATCCAGTAGCATTAACAGTTCCATTTACATTACCAGTAACAGTACCACTAACATCACCTACAGAATCTCCATAAAAAGTTGTTGCAGTTATAATACCACTTGAATATACATTTCCAATATTACTTGTACCACCAGTTAAAGTTAAACCTCCATTAATCGATATATCACCTGTTCCTGTAATATCATGATTATTAAGATCTAATGTTCCACCCAACTGTGGTGTTGAATCGTTTAACAAATCACTAGATCCACCAGAAGAACCAGATCCACCACTCGCATTTGCATCTACCCACTGAGCACTATCAGCATCTTGATAATATATTTTTAATTGACCTTCATCAGATTTCCACCAAAGATTACCATCAGTAGCATTACTTGGTGCAGTATCTGAGATTTTAACAAGATTTGTTAAATTTGAACCATCACCATAAAATCCATTTCCTGCTGTTATAGATTGTCCAGCACTTACATTATTAGTAGCAGTTGAATCATATCCACCCCAATTACCACCAGCAATACTACCAACTACGTTACCAACAAATGTACTAGCAGTACATAATCCAGCAATCTGAATACCAGCAGCAGTTAATCCAGAAACAGAAACATTTGGAGATCCAGTTAATCCTTCAGCAACAGTTGCAATACCAGCAATATTAGAATAATAATTTCCAATTTCAATTGTTGCAATATCAGAAGAAACAGATGCAGTTACTGCTGCTCCAACAAAATTAATTGTTCCAGCAGTTCCAACAGGAGAACCTTCTTCTTGTATCACAAGTTGAGATTGTACTCCACTTAAATATGTTCCATCACCATAATATCTAAACGCAGTTATAATACCTGTTGTGTCTATAGATATTGCTGTTGCAAGTCCAATAGCATGTCCAGTATTAATCTGTACCGCATTACCCATATATCCATGATTAACACATTGATAATAAAGTAATGTGGGAGTATCATCAAAAATTTCAATTTCAGTATAAGAACCACTAGAACCTGCTGCACCATTATAAACAATCTCACCAGGAGTTCTAAGATATTCTATATTTCTCGCAGCATCTAAGTAGAATCTTAATTGATGCGTAAGGTTTGAATTATCGGACTGATCAAATCTATAAGTTCTACCAGGTGTCAGAGTTAAGAATGGAGACTCTACATCATTAAAAGTATATCCTTTTGTACTTCCTTCTCCAAAATATCTGTGTGCTATAGTTTTGTCTACTACCTTTACAGTTATTGTTATTACATCATTACTATGTGGTGCTTCAAGGTAATCAAATCCCTTTATAAAACCACTTGCATCTATACCATTTCTAGCAGTTATAAGACCAATAGAATCTACATTCTTAACATCTTCATATGTTAAAGTTCCACCGATAGATACGTTTCCACTAAAGGAAGCATCAACGGCATCAAGATTCCCAGTAAAAGTTGCAATACCAACATTTATATTTCCTACTGTAATATCAGGTGTTCCAGTTAACCCCTGAGAAATAGTTGAGATGCCAGATACATCAGCATACTCAGAACGTAAAGAAGTTGTTACTCCTGTTAAATTAGAACCATCACCATAATAAGTTGTAGCAGTTACAACTCCACTTGCACCTATATGAGTAAAGGTTGATGTGGCAAAGGTGTTAATACCAATGGTGCTTCCACCCATACCATTAGTAATTTGATTTGTATTATATGAAATTAACTCAACAATATCTCCAGCAAAACACGCAGATTTTAAAACAACATTAGATCCATTAAATGCATCATATTCACTATTAATTAATTTAACACCATTAACATATACATCAATAAAATTTGGATTATATTGATTAAGTTCGTTTGCCGTAAATACAAATGTTGTTTGTCCTGCAGTTGCAACAAAGGATTGAGAATCTCTTACATCAGCAAAATCAGCCCAAGTAACTCCAACACCAGTGGATTTTAAATACTGACCTATCGTTCCAGTAGTTCCACCAATACTAATATTACCATTACCACTATTATTAGTTCCAACACCAACACTTAAAGTACCACTAATCGTGGCATTACCTATTACATCAAGGACAAGCTTATCTTCGGTAAAAGAACTTATACCGATATGTTGATGGGGTACTCTTCCGCTTCTAAACCTTGTCATTACTTGATATACTAATTAAGGGTTTCTAATATACTTCCAATAAATTTTACATGATTAGGATTGCTTGCAGATAATTTAAGTTCATCACCAGTTTCAAGAACTATCTTTCCAGAAGTCAAATTCATAGTATCATGACCTTGAATAGGCATTTGCTTTACAATTTCAGTAGTAACAGCAATACCAGTTCTAGTTCTTACATGATCTAATGATACTGTATGTGATGTAGAGTCTACATTCGTCGCTTGACAACCTAAAATAACACCACTATATCCAACTGGAGCAGTATAAATTCCAACTGGACTTCCTGGTGCGACATATGTTATTGTTTGAAATACGTTTAATGGTAATGCCATTTTATTATTCTCCTCCTAGTGCTAGAATTAATGGTGTAACATTGGCAAATAAACTCTTAGAATAAGAAGTACCAGTAATAGTTCCGCTAATTTGGTCTATTTGAACACCATCACCGATTCTAAAGTTTCCACCTTGATCAGTACTAGTGTATACAACTAATCCACCATTACGGTTATCAACTTCATTTTCCTGTATGGTGACACCCCCACGAGAAGGAAGAGAATTAATCGGATCAACACCACTTCCAATATATTGGAATGAATGACTGGATGCTAATATTCTACTTTGTCTAAAGAAAGGAACCGTTGTTCCAACACCAACAGAATATGGAAGGGTTTCATTTATTGTAATAGTACAAATTCCAGCAGAAATTGGAGTTGATTCTTTAACAGTATAATAAGTTGGAAGTAATTCTACGGTAGCTGTTGCTGTATTTATCCCAACATCAGGAGCAGAAATCGTAACAGATGGAAGAGAAGTATATCCTCTACCATTTGAAAGAATTTCAATCTCATCAACCTTATTACCAATAAGAGTTGCTACTGCTGTCGCAGTAACACCAAAAGTACTTGAAGTACTAGGATCTCCTATAGTAACGGTAGGTGCAGTATTGTATCCACTACCAGCATTAGTAAGTTTTATTTTTCCAACAGTGTTGTATTCATTTTCAAAATAAACAGCCTTACCATCAAAAGGTCTAATCAAATTTATCTTTGCAGTACCACCACCAAAATAAGAATGAGCAAGAGTTGATATTCCTATATTTGTAGTAAAGGATGTTGTATTTGGAACAGTATCAACAGTAAACACATAGGGTGCTTTATGGGGATAAGTTTTAGTTCCATACGCACAAGTTAACTGAACACCTGCAATAGTAACTCCCATTCCAACATTAAATCCATGAGCAGAACTAGTAGTAACTGTTGCTAATCCACTTACATTATCATAAACAAAATTAGAAATATTAACTGAAGATGTACTTAAATTAACCTCAAACTTATCAGTATTCTCTTTAGCTTCTGATGCTATCGTTCCTGTATATTGAAGTGCTCCCACACCATCAGCAACTAATCCATAATTACCAAATGAAGAGTTGGAGTTTGTTACATCACATTGTCCACCAGAATGACAAGCAACTGCTTCATCAAGGTTCATCGTAAATAATGAAACTATCTGAGCATACCCCTCATTACTAACAGAGACCCCTATACCACTCACATTATACTGAGTGTAGGAGTCTGTAACCATGCTTTTAAATGGTCCTACTGCTTTATTACCATCTACCTTTAAACCAATACTATTAGCAACTCTATTGGTACAAAATCTAATATATGGAGATTGATCAACATACTGAATTTTATCGGGATCAAATGCTATTACTGCAATCCCCCTATCTACTGTTCCTGAAAATGTTAGTTCACTTATCATATCTCCTGGAGATACGTGGAACATATCTTCATCAGAATTTAATGGAGATACAGTTACTTCTCTCAAACTATCTCCAACAATACTAACTTGTTTTGGTACTTTTATAGGATTATTTTCTACATAAGTTCCAGCAGCAACTTTAATCGCAGTTCCCTCTGATGCGATTCCAACTGCTCCCTTGATTGTTGCTTTTGCGTCGGCAGGGGTTGTTCCTGAATTTCCGTCGTCTCCGTCTTTGTTGACATATAAAACATTCTCAATTGCAGCACCACCGATTTTTACAACTTCCGTGCCGATACCAGGACGTGAACGTAGTGTATACAGTTCAGCATCATAAGTATTAAGAGCTAATTCACCTAATTGTAAGTCCGATACTGCAGGAGCCTTTCCAGGAACAGCAGATCGTTTAATTCTAAACGGAGTCGCCATTTATAATGATCTCGGTATGTACCTTAAAACAAGCAGTATATACTGCTGAGTTATTTATTCAAGTTAAATTATTCCTTCTTGGACGATATGCAAATAAATC